ATGCTCCGGAATTGGATGCAGCTGATCTGGACGATGCCGCTGATTTGACCGGTGCGGATATGCCAAGCCCCAGTGCATACTTGTCTGCCCAGCAGAAGAACGGAAAACCGCTGGGAGCAGACATTGTGTACAAAGAAACGTGGCTTTGGCTGAAACAGCGTGGCTGTGAAAAGCACGTCAACAAACGGTTGCTGGAAAGCTATTCGCAGGCATTTGCCCGATTTGTACAGTGTGAAGAAGCCCTCAGTACCTATGGACTGCTGGGAAAGCACCCGACCACGGGCGGCGTTATCGCCTCTCCGTTTGTGCAGATGAGCCAGACATTTCAGAAACAGGCAAACTTGCTCTGGTATGAGATTTTCGATATTGTGAAACAGAACTGTACGACCAAATTTGACGGTACGCCACAGGATGATTTGATGGAACAGCTTCTGAGCAGCAGAAAGTGAGAAATACATGAAAGCAGATACTCAGTTCTGGCGAGATCTGAAAGCCAATCGCCAGAAGATGACCAAACAGCAATACAGAACCATTAAGGGACAGGCAGTCAGCGGAAAAGTGCTGGATGCCAGAAAAGGTTTACAGAAAGTTTTGAAGCGGAGGAATGGAGCATGACCACAACCAAAGAATTTCAGCTTGTTGACATCAACAAGTTAGTGCCTTATGCCAACAACGCCAGAACGCACAACAAGGAACAGATCCTGAAGCTTCGCTCTTCTCTGCGTGAGTTTGGATTTGTCAATCCCGTCATTATCGACAAGGCATATAACGTCCTCGCCGGTCACGGCAGAATTGAAGCCGCAAAAGAAGAAGGTATTGCAGAAGTACCCTGTGTGTATGCCGACCATCTGACCGAAGCACAGAAGAAAGCGTATATTCTTGCTGACAACCGGATGGCATTGGATGCAGGCTGGGACGAAGAACTGCTGTCCGTTGAAATGCAGGAACTGCAGGAGCTCGGATTCGACCTTGGGTTGACTGGTTTCGATGAATCTGAAATCGCTGACCTTTTCGACATTAACAGTGATGAAGCAAAACAGGATGATTTTGATGTAAATGCAGAACTGGAAAAGCCCTGCAAATCCAAAACAGGTGACATCTGGCATCTTGGAAAGCATACTGTTATCTGCGGTGATTCCACTTTGCCGGAAACCTATACAGCACTTCTTGGAGACACAAAAGTAAATCTTGTTTGCACAGACCCGCCGTATCTTGTCAATCTGGAAAGCACGTCAGGCAAAATCAAAAATGATGACCTTGATGATGAAAAAGGATATGCGTTTCTGAAATCTGCATTTGAGAGATTCAAAGATGCCATGGCGAAGGATGCAAGCATTTATGTGTTTTATGCCACCTCCAAGGCACGTGTATTTCATGATGCATATGAAGATGCAGGCTTCAAGGTCGGTGCAGGACTTGTCTGGAAGAAAGACCGTCTTGTTCTCACCCGAACCGACTGGAAGTATATCCATGAACCGATTATCTGGGGCTGGAGAAAAGACGGAAAGCATATCTGGTATGGTGACCAGAAACAGAAAACAGTATTTGAATTTGACCGCATTAAAAACAGCAAAGAGGACGGCTGCGGACATCCGTCCAGTAAACCAGTCCCGCTGATCGCCTATCTGATTTCCCAGTGTACGCAGACAAATGGAATGGTGCTGGATGGATTTCTGGGAAGTGCATCTACGCTTGTTGCCTGCGACCAGCTTGACAGAATTTGTTACGGCATAGAGTTTGAACCGAAGTTTGTTGATGTAGCCGTTGAAAGGTACATAAAACTCCATGACGGAAATTCCGATGATGTGTATTTGATTCGGGATGGGAAGCGAATGGAATATTCGGAAGTAGAGGTGTCAGATGCGTAACCTCACCCTTGGCAGCCTCTTTGACGGCAGCGGCGGTTTTCCGCTTGCCGGACTGCTGGCAGGCATTGTGCCTGTCTGGTCTTCTGAAATCGAACCGTTTGCCATTCGTGTGACAGAAAAACGACTGCCGCAGGTACAACACTTCGGCAATATCAGCGGTCTGCATGGTGCAAAGCTGCTGCCTGTGGACATCATCACCTTTGGCAGTCCATGCCAGGATATGAGCATCGCCGGAAAACGAACCGGTCTGAACGGCAGCCGTTCTTCTCTGTTTCACGAAGCAATCCGTATCATCCGAGAAATGAGGTGTGCAAGCAATGGCAAATACCCAAGATACATCGTCTGGGAAAACGTCCCCGGAGCATTTTCCTCCAACGGTGGAGAAGATTTCCGCTGTGTCCTCGAAGCCATCTGTTCGGTCAAAGACAGCAGCATTTCAATTCCTCGACCTGCGGGAAAATGGACAAAAGCCGGAGAGGTTCTGGCAGAATCCTATTCCCTCGCATGGCGAGTTCTTGATGCACAATACTGGTGTACACGAACCGTGCCGTCCCCCTTTATCAGCTAAAGCTGACATTTCCCCCACCCCGTGGGGGAATCTTCCCCAGCGAAGAAAACGGATCTTTCTTGTCGCAGATTTTGACGGTGCAAGTGCCGGAAAAATACTATTTGAGTCCGAAGGTGACTCCCCACAGTGTGGGGAGATGTCACGAAGTGACAGAGGGGACGGCACGGTTCGTGTGTCAGGGTATTCTACGGAGAGCCTCCGTGCGTGGCAAAGAACTGCCGGAAGTGCTGCGGACAGCTCTGAAACGGCAGGCTTGTGCTTGTGTGACCAGGGCGGAGAACGCATAGACATTCTGAAAGAACGCACTGCCACCCTTCGGGCAGAAGCCCATCATCAGCCTTGTGTACTGGAAAATCATCCTGCTGACAGCCGGCTTCAGATCTCTGAGAACGGAAAAGTACAGACACTGACTTCCAGATGCGGAACAGGCGGCGGAAATGTTCCGCTGTTGATGGATACGCCGAAAACGCTGAAGATTCGCTGCGGAAAAGCCGGCGGTGGAAAAGGCAGTCTGATACAGGAAAACAAATCTGCTACGCTGTCCTGCAACAATGACCAGACGGTATTTCAGCCGAAAGCATACGGCATCAGTTCCTTTTCCAGCAATGCCATGCTTTCCGGTAATCCGCACAGCGGCATTTATGAGACAGACACTGCCCGTACTTTGGACACCAGCGACCAGTCACCAGCAAAAAACCAAGGCGGTATTGCTGTGCTGGAAAGTTATGCTTTGCAGGGCTCAATGATCGGTCGGTCTGACCAAAACGGACCACAGGGCGGCGGTGTCAACAAAGAGGTCGCTTTCACTTTGAATGCTACCGACCATCATGCAGTGTATGCTGCTTCTACGGGAAATTTCAGCAGTGCATTTCGGGAAACGACCCCTACACTGCTGGCACGGGATCACAAAGACCCCAGTATCGTTTCCAGCGGTTATGCGGTTCGCAGACTGACACCGCAGGAATGTGCAAGACTGCAGGGATTTCCGGATCAATGGTGCAGTGACCTGGCATCGGAAAATCCCACAGAAGAAGAAATCGACCGATGGGCAGCTATTTTTGAAGAATACCGAAAAGCGGTAAAACCGGAGAGTCGTCCCAAAAGCCGAAAGATGGTACAGAAATGGCTCCAAGATCCATATCGTGATGCAGCAGAGTACCGCCTTTGGGGGAATGGCGTCTGTCTGAATGTAGCTGTTTTTGTGCTTGCCGGAATCGTCTGGGCAGATTTGTGATCTGTTACAAATGACAGTCGAAACATTCTACACATCTCACAGTTGCTATCTGTGGAAAAAAGAGTTAATATGTGTCATGGCGAAAGCAAAAACGCCGAAAGAAAGGAGTTTTTCACATGACCATTACTTATCACAGTCAAAATCGAAAGGAACTGGTGAAAGCCATCAGTGAGATTATCGGCATTCCGGCAGTATATCAATTCATGCCCACCTGTGCCTACAAAATCGGTGAATGCTACACTGTTACCAAATCCGGTAATCTGGAAATCAGCGACCAAGCCGACCGTGAGGAAACAGAACGGCTTCTTGCCGAACTGGAGAATCAGGGCTATGCTGTTCCGGACACATCAGAACTGGAATCTAAAAGCTTGACTGTGCAGATGCCAGCTGATTTCTTCACGGAGCATACACTGGGCAATCTCCGGCAGATCTGCGAAAACAAGGCTGCCCTTTTTCAGACTGCTTTTCAAACCGATTCACTGGACATCATTCCATCGGATGAAAAGGTGGAATTTCCGTGGTTCATGGTCGAACAGGACGGTGATGCAGATGCCTACTGCACTTTCATTTCCATGCTCTGCGAATTTGCCAAGAATCAGAGCCGCATCAACCGCAAGCCAGACACCTCCGACAATCCCAAGTACACCATGCGGTGTTTCCTGATTCGTCTGGGAATGGTAGGAGCAGAATTCAAGGCGGCAAGAAAGGTCATTCTTCGGCATCTGTCCGGCAATTCCGCATTCAGAAAGGTTGGTGATACTGATGCAGTTTCCGAGTAAGTCTTATCTGGAACAGCTGCGAAAAAAGTACCCTGTCGGAACAAAATTACAGCTGCTTTCTATGCGGAATGAAAAATATCCGGTTCTTCCCGGAACAGTCGGTGAGGTCACGCATATTGACGATGCGGGCAGCATTCATATGCGGTGGGAAAACGGTTCTTCCCTTGCTCTGATTCCCGAAATCGATAGTTTTCAGACCGTATCCGAGGCGAAAAAATAAGGCGGCACATCCTCCATTGTACGGTATGTTACCATACAATCGCAAGGATTGCAAGGGTGTATTCTACACAATCTTTTGACCTTCTGCGTTGTCAATAGATGTGACCCATTGGATGAAAAGATGCCAGAGATAAGGTACAATGTTTTATGAAATTCTTTGAAGTGGAGCGTAGCGGAATGAAAAAGGATTTC